TTGCCAGATCCAGTCGGCGCAACGATCAGTGGGTTTTCCCCTTTCTTCTGCGCCCAGTAATTGTACAGCCCATCAATGGCATCTTTTTGATAATCACGAAGTTCGAAAGTCATTTTGCTTTATGCTCCTTCACTATTTTTTCCAAAAACATCTTTGCTTCTGTTTGAGCTAACTCTTCTGCTGAAAATGCCTGTTCAATAAAAAACTCTGCAATGTTAGCAATTGTCAGTCTGTTTATTTTTCCCCAGTTATCTAACTTTTCACGCGACAAAAGAATGTTGAAAATTATCCAAGCAGCTTCAGTATTGTTGATATGATCTGGCAACCTATCGACAAATTCTTCTAAAGCGTCTTTCATCAACTCTTCACGCATTCCCATCTTTCATCCTTCCCTCAAATAACTCGCGGCTGTTTTCACAATTTCTAAAAACCTCGCCAGTATCTTGATCTTCATATTCCACCCAGTCTTCCCCAGCATCTGTAACTTTCAAATCCTTTGGCATCATTTGTGGAATAAACAGATGATTATCGCAACAATCGCTTTTTTCATTTATCACACAACTCCAAGTACCATCTTCCTCTGGAGTTGAGTGACAACATGTTCGACAATTTACTTCTGGTATTTTGCAACCATGACAGATCGCCCAATACGGACAAAACTTGCAGCGCCAATCGCTGGCGTCTTCTGATATGCGACTAGGTGGTGTGCTGGCAAAGACAATCTTGTTCGCCTTATCCAGCAGCCCCTGTGCTTCTTTTTTGTTTAGCTTGATCCGCTCACCATACATTTCATCTGTGTTTTTATTCACAGCAAAAAAGTAACATCGATCAATCCCGGATAAGATCATACCAACTTGACACTGCGCCCAGTAGACAGGCTTCGACTTTTCGACACCCATGTTTTTGGTAGCCTTAAAATTTTTGTCGTTCATCGTTTTGAACTCAAGCGTATGCGGCTTGCTGCTTTCCTTGAAGCCTTCTCCAACGCCATCCAGCGACAAGGCGAAGTGACCACCACAAGATTCGAACCTGACTTGCTTGCCAGTCTCTGGATCTCTCTCCCAGACTGTTACGCCTACCGCTCGAAGGTTTGATACAATTCTGCTTTCTTCACGATCACCAGTTTCAAACAATCGCAACACACGCCCATCAAAATTAGGCGTCCATGCGTGTCTGAACTGATACCACAATGCACGACTACACTCATTGCCAATCTGACTACCGCCAAGATGAGGTCGATGTTCATTCTTTCTTTTGGCTTGATAGTGTTTGTAAATGTCCTGAATAGTTTCAGGCGTGACAAATGCTTCAAGTTCCATCAAGAAATTACTCCAATCAAAGCTAAGATAATTACGACACCAGTGTGAATGACAATATATTCAAGCATCATCCTTCATCCATTTGTAATTGAAGTTTTGAAAAACTTGATCCAAAATTTCCATGATTTCATCTGATGGTTTTTCATAGACAACCTTCGATTTATCTTTGTGATCGAAGTAATGCTTTAAGCTAATTTTATGTTGTTTCATTTTACTCTCCTTCTGTTCATAAAATGGGGCGACACGCGCCCCATCACAAAACAGAAATTAGCGTTTCCAAGGTGGCGTTGCCGCTCCGTTGGCCACTGCTGGCTCTGCTGTCGCGCTTACAGTTTCCGCTACAGGCTTAGTTCCACCTGATGCAGAATCGTAGCCTTTTACATCGTTAGATGCTTCATAGCCGTTCTCTGCTGGTCTGACAGACACTTTTACCATTAGTGGTTTGTCGCGCAGCTCATCGCTGTTCTTCGGGTTCGGAACTTCGACTGATCGACAAATTGATGCCAAAGCGCGTTGAGCAATCTCAACAGCAGTCTGGTTTTTATTGTTCAAGTTCAAGCGATCAAAAACTTTACGACCAGTAAACGGTCCTTCGATCACCTCAATGGTTAGCTGCAAGTATGAGCCATCCATTGCCTTGGTCTGACGTTCTTCAGTGTCAGTTATCACGCACTTGTACCAATCCGCTGGTAGCGGATCGAAAGAGTTTACAGGTTCGTGGTTCATTGCGTTAAAGCCATTAAGATCCATTTTTATTGTCCTTCTGCTAAATACTGGTGGAATGGATTGCCGCCATCAAATGTAAATGGCAGCGGTTCAGTTATGTTGAAACGATTTTTGGTAACGCTGGACGCCTGTGGAAAGCACAGGATTTCACGTTCTCCAGTTGAGATGGCGCGTTTCTTTTCGCCATCGCCTCTTGTGAATGTCTTCAGCCGAATCAGTCCGACCAGATCGACATTATCAGTGTAGTGCGGAATTGCCTTCTTATGCATCCGCACAGTGTATCGGGCAAATGGATCCATGTCTGGTAGATCCAAAGTCTCCGTATCGGCATGACCAATAAACACAACATTCATGTTATTGTCATAGGCCAAGGCTCCAGCCCATTCACGGATCTGGCGATGCTTCTCAGCGGCTGTGCTGTACCCAGCTCCGTAGCCACCCCCAGCTTGATTGATAGACTTTGCCTTGGGATCTGCCCCAACAATCTCGCTCTCGACCATTGTGGCCAACTGCGTAATGCTGTCGATCACCAAAGTTTTGAACTCATGTTTATCTGTTGCCAGCGCCTCAATTGCGCTGAGAACATCGTCACTTGATGTTGCAATAGGAAACAGACTTACATTGTCATTTCCTTGCAAGCTTGCTGTGCCATCCTCAGTTCGAATAAACACAGGCTTTGGAAACATAGCAGCAAGGGTAGTTTTACCCATGCCGCCTTCACCAAACAGAGTAGCGATTATTGGTCGCTGTCCTGTCGGCTTAGATAGTGATTTTAAATTTATGGCCATTTATAGCACCTCTACTTTCACGCCAATTTTTCCTTGTTTCGATTCAAAAGCCTTTGCGATCTTGCGCCACATAACAGGCTCTTTTTCTGCCAGATAACGACAGCCAGTAGCGTCAGCAGAAATGCTTTGCTTAACTGGATGCATATGCTCTGGAATTTTGTCTTTTACTTTATCCCATTGAACAGCATCAACCTTGCGTGAAACAGGCTGTGTCAGCGTAATTTTGTGCTGATCTAATTTGTGAGATATTGCGCCTTCATCTTTGACATCTAGTGCCTTTGAAATCTGGCTTTCAATCGCATGGCGCTTTGCGATCAATTCTTTTTCTTGCGCCTTTATAGCCAACCATTCAGCGGCTAAACCGTCTACATTGCTCATGGCAATTCCTTTCATTTTTTCTTTCTCTACAAAAATCGGTTTACAGAATTTATTTTACCCTGTAAAGATCTTTTTACAAAATATGCAAATTTGTATCAAAAAGGAGAAGAAATTGACAAACTTAATGCCAATCGATGACATACGAAATGCCTTACAAGATAGGCGTTTAACAGTCGTTGCAGAGAAATGTGGGCTGTCTCATCCGACAGTCAAAGCAATTGCCACAGGCAACGAACAAATCAGTCTAAACACATGGAAAAAACTCAGCGACTACCTGAGTGATTCGCAATGAAGATAGAAGAATATTGTTCAATACTTGGCTGGTATCTAGTCACAATCCCAGCAGGATCTAAAGGGCCGACAAAATTTGGTTGGCAGCAGCCAGAGAAGGCGTTGTCAGATCCAGAAATTGCGCGTGACTATTATGAGAAAAATCCAACACATAATGTTGGGTTGTTACATGGCGCATCAGGCACATGCGCTGTGGATATAGATAATGTCGAAAACACAAAGATTATCTTCGAAGAGTTGGGCATCAACTTTTCTGATCTAATGAACTCAGCGCCACAGATTATAGGGCGCGAAAATCGAGGCAAGCTTATTTTCAAAGCACCATCTGATTTGCTCATCAAGAAATTGTCGTGGCCAATCAAAGATGATCCGCGCAGAACCGAAGTGGTCTTCGAGCTTCGAGCTGGGGCATCGCAAGATGTTTTGCCACCATCGATACATCCAGATACTGGCCGTCCATATGAGTGGTCTGGTATGCCAATCTGGGAGGGGCTTCCAGAGTTACCGCCACAGCTTCTGACACTCTGGCGTGAGTGGGATAAGTTTCGGCCACAGCTTATGAGCATGTGTCCTTGGAGAAAGAAGGAAGAATTCCAGCCAACCAGAAAGCCCAGACCAAAAGGTGACAGTACGTCAGTTATCGATGCCTATAATGAGGCGCACGATATGCACACACTTCTGGTGCAGTATGGCTACAAGCCAACATCTCGAAAAAGATACCTATCGCCAAATTCTTCATCTGGATTGGCTGGGGTTAAGTTGTTCGATGATGGTCGCGCATACAGTCACCATGCATCAGATCCATTTGACAGCGCACACAGCTTCGATGCTTTTGAGTTATTCTTGCAGTATGAGCATCAAGGAAATGTCACCAAGGCAGTCAAAGATGCGGCACAGCTTTTGAACGTGACGCAAAATCCAGACTATGACTATGACAGAGAGGCCATCGAACATGGCGCAAAGGTTGCAGCGCAAATTTTATCGAAGCCAATCAAAAAAGAGAGAGAGCCATTAGATGATGTTCCTGAAAATCTGCTGAGTGTTCCCGGTGTTCTTCAGGATGTGGTAAATTACTACACAGTCACAGCCATCAAACCACAGCCACAGTTTGCAGTCCAAGCAGCACTTGCATTTGGATCTGTAATCATGGGTCGAAGATGGGTGACAGACCAGCGCAATTTTTCCAGCCTGTACTTTCTGAACATTGGTGAGACAGGATCTGGTAAAGAGCATAGCAAGACAGTTTTGGAAGAGCTGCTCGAACAGGCTGGTCTGGATGAATTGATCGGACCAGCAGGCTATACATCTGCTGCTGGGGTTATCTCAACTCTGACCAAAAAGCCTACCCATGTTTCTGTGGTCGATGAACTTGGACGCCAACTCAAGTCAGCAGCAGCTCGCGGTATGCAGCATAAGGCAGACGCATTGACTACCATCATGGAATGCTTTGGTCGCCAAGACGGTACGCTCAGACAGCAAGGCTACGCTACCAACACTATGA